CGAACCAGCTTGTATAAGGTCTACATCTTTGAAATCTTTTGGATCTATGTTACATACGTCACCGACTTGAACTGTTTTTGGATAGTTAGCCTGTGTAACCTTTATTGCATACTTATCAATTTCACTTGCATAGTATCTCTCTACTGGTATACCTAATTGATCTAGTGCGATCTGGCCGCAACTCATACCATCAAATAAACTTAATACTTTCATTTATTACTACAATCTTTGTATTTAATATCACTAAAAACACCAAGCTTCGCTTTTATTCTATTGAGCGCTATCTGTATATAATCTTCGTTCAGCTCTAACAAAATAGCATTGCGATCATTGCCTGCAGCCACAATACCAGTTGTCCCACTACCAGCAAAAGGATCTAGAACTGTGCCTCCCACAGGGCATCCTGCTAAAACACACGGCTCTATTAAATCCATGGGAAAAGTTGCAAAATGTGCACCCTTAAATGGCTTGGTGGTAACAGTCCAGACTGAACGTTTATTTCTTTTGAAACCACCATGTTTAGAATATCTTTTTGTTCTTTTAATGTTAGCATTTGTTTCACCCTGTTTTATAGAACCTGCTTTTTCATAGCTATCTGCCCATTTACGCTCATCTTTGCCAACACAATCCTCTTTAATAGCCTCGTTATCAAAGTAATATTTAGGTCGCTTACTTAACAAAAATATATACTCATGTGCTTTCGTGCAACGATCCTTAATACTCTCTGGCATAGGATTAGGTTTATGCCAAATAATATCTTGACGTAAATACCACCCGTCTTGTTGTAAAGCTAATGCAACTCTCCAAGGTATGCCTATTAGATTTTTCGGAGGTAAATTTGTTTTTACATTTATATTACCTTGTTTTTTCTGTAATTCTTTTCTCCTACTAACAATATAACCTTCTTTCGCATTTGCATTAAATCCTTTGCCCTTTTGTTGCCCATAGCTATCGCCTAAGTTAAGCCAAACTGTGCCATCATTACGCAATACTCGTTTAATTTCTCTAAAAACTTGGACAAGGTTTTTAACAAAATCCTCTGGAGTATCTTCCATACCAAGTTGCTTTTCTTCATCATTGTAATTACGCAATCCCCAATAAGGAGGACTTGTTACACAAGTATTAATACTTTGATCGTCTAGTTTCTTTAATGACTCTATGCAGTCGCCTTTTATAACCTCAATCATTTACAAGTTTTATTATACTTAGGTTGAAAATGTGCTATGAGTTTATCCTCCCAATACATTCTTCTATTTTTTGCACAATGCATAACCCTAAACTCATCAAACAATTTGTCTTTCATGTGTTGATAAATGCGTTGATATGGACAAATGGATTGTCCAACGTAAACTACAGCACTTTGGTAATATAATAGATAAACACCCGCTCTATAATATTCACCCAACATAGTATTTTTATTCAAAATTCTTTTGATTCTTTCAGGTTTATTTTGTTCAACAAACTCCTTTGTAGTAATAACTTTATTCAAATTTGCAACATAAAGAGATGATGTAGTTGGAGACGTAGTAAATGCACCTGTTGATCCGACCAAACGTGTATTTAAGTGGCGACTAATATTCAACTCTATGACTCCTGTGATGACCTAAGAAATTGGTCGTCCCCAGCTATCATAGTTATAAAAAGGTGGTTCATCTTGCACCACATCCTCATATCGAAAATTCTGTACATCAGCTTGTGGGTCAGACGGCACGCTACCTAAAATCTTTTTGTGGTGCTTTATATATGATTGTACGAGATCTTGAGATTCGCCCATGATAATATCATTGTTAGCACAATCAAAAGCGTCTCTTTTATCCATATGTAAGTTTTTCAATTTACTCATTACGATACTCCTTTTTCTACTTTTATGTAAAATATGTTTTACTATATGTAGACATTATACACAATATAAGTTAATATACAAAAACATTTATAGGAGAAACGTATGAGTAAACCAAAAACAGATATATCTGAAATCATTGAGGGTGTAATAACTTATGCACCACCAAAGTCTAAACAAGACATCGAACAAGAAATAGAGCGTGATAAGGTTAATTATCTTATCTGGCAAATCGGTGTTGCTGTCAAAGAATTACAACAAGCAATAAATGAATTACAACAAGACAAGGACGTATCATGAAAATACCAGATATGTTAGAAAACTTTGAGCATGTAATTATAGGTGATGTAGCTTACTTTCCTAACCTTGATAACAACACGTATCACAATGGCCCAGGTATATCTTCATCAAACATAAGAAGATTTAGTCAGAGTCAGCTACATGCTTTAGAAGAAGTGGTTGAGCAAACACCTGTGATGATGTTTGGCTCAGCTGCACATTCATTGATTGTTGAGGGTGAGGCCGCATTTTTTAGTGATGTTGTCACTATCAAAGGATCGCCTTACACCAATACCAACAAACAACTTAAAAAAGACAGTCTTGCTAAAGGTTTGTCAGTTATTACTGAAGAACAAAGAGACACTATTTACAGTATGAATAATAGTCTAGTGCAAGAAGCAGAGCCTTACTTGCGTCCTGGTAAAGACTATCCACAGGTTTTAAAGTCACCAAAAGAAGTATCAATCTATTGGTATGAACAAGATCTATTGTGTAAAACACGAGCTGATGTTGTTTGTAATGCGTTTGATAATACTTTTGGAGAGGATGCCATAGTGCTTGTAGATTATAAAACAACGAGTGATTGCTCGGTAAGGGGGTTTACCAATGCGGTAAGGCGTTACTCGTATGATCTACAAGCCGCTTGGTATAAGCGTGGCTTTGAACGTGCTGGTTTTAAAGTTGCAGACTTTGTGTTTGTAGCACAAGAAAAGAAACCACCATATGCAAGCAAAATATTTAAGATGAACCATACTGACATGGAGATTGGTTGGAATTTTCTGAGCGATTACTTAGATGATTACAACAAAGTGTTAGGTGGTAAGCCAGCTACTATATACAACAGTCCAAACGTTGTTGAGCTTAATACTGGCAATTTTTATAGGGAGGATCAAAATGACAAGTAAGATTACATATTATCAAAAGTTTATAGATCTCTATGAAAAACGAAATAATCCAAACGATGCACCAAAAATACTTTGGTATAAGAAAAAAATAGCACAGGAGGAAACTAAAGATGGTAGACAATGTAAATCATCCACCACATTATAAAAAAGGCTCTATTGAGTGTATAGACGCATTAGAATCAGCTTTAACATTTGAACAATTCTTTGGCCATTGTAAAGCAGCAGCTATCAAATATATTTGGCGTTGTGATCATAAAGATGCAAATATAGAAGATCTTGACAAGGCTATTTGGTATTTGACCAAAGCTAGGAATAAACTGGAGAACATGTGATTACTTCAATCAAAACCGTTCTACTGATACTTGCTCTAAGTATTGTCTTACCTTTGGCTTACATAGCCATCACAGATAGCGATAGATAAGAAAAAGGGGCTTGCGCCCCTTTTATCACATAGTAGGGATATTCTCCCTCGGAGGAGTCATATCAGAGTCTTCACTCTGTAGATACAACTTAATCTTTGTTTTAGTGCTTTGCACCTCTTTACCTTCATTGTTAGTAAAGGTATCTTCATAGTTGCTGAGGCTTAAGCGTAATCTTTTACCCACAAAGTCATTATGACTTTCAGGATATTTCTTAAAACCAACAGCTTTTGTAAGCCTGGTAAAAATCTCTGTGCTGATACGCTTATTATTTTCATCTATTGCCCACAAGTTATACCATTCATTATGATCACGATACTTACCGCCAGCGATTTGAAATGTTACTTTCAAAGTCCAGTTGCCTGCCGTAGATTTATATTTATCAGTTGCAATAATCTTTGCGTTGTATTCACCTTCTGGTGCAACAGGCGTGCCAACTGACATCTCTTCTAAATTGTCGAAAAACTCGACATCACTAAAATCACTCATTAGATTCCCCCTTTGTGATATTTGTTAATGAAAACCCTAACTTTTCAATTAAGGCACTTATATCAGGTCTTTCAAAATCATCGAGCTTACCGCTTCTATCTTTTGCTTTATATCCCTGACCATAGACGGTCTGCAACCATCTGTTTCTTGTATTCCTGCCTTCTTCATCTTGATCCTCTATAATGCGTAGTGCCAGCACTTCATCAAAGAAATAAGTGACAGTTTCACCAAGCTGTTGACCAACCATTTTTGGTGCATGTCTAAGAACACCATCATCATTGATAACAGCTTCTTTACATAAAAATAAAACGTGCATGTGTAAATCTCTAAATGCACGCATCAAATTACCTACTGAATCTTGGACATTACCATATGCCATTCTAGGATCTTTACTTCTAGATTTTTCCCAGTTCAATAAAATCTCGCTGATTTCAGATACTGAGTCTAAGCATACTGTGTCATATTGTAGTTCGCCAGACTTCAAAGCATCATGCAATTGCATAACCTCAGAAGCCTCTTTGACCTCAATAGCATCAACATTATTTGCATCTTTGATTGCAAGTAATCCAGCTTCTGCACTTATGACAAGCACTCGTCCAGGACATGTTTTTGCTAGGGTTGTTTTACCCGCTCCAGCCATACCATACACCAAGATTTTTGCACCTTGATTTTGTACAAGCTTTTGCGGAGATACGATTCTGTTTGATAGTTCCATACTTTCTCCTAAAATAATTTACTTGACGATTATACACTAAATCGTTACCATGTGTAAAATTTATTTTTTTACAATATGATGACAGGAGAAGCAAATGGAGAATATCAAGCAAGAGAACATTTCTGCAAAGGCTCGATTAAAAGAACTTTATACAAAGCAACAAGACATTACTTGGCAAGCAAACTTCTTTTTTCGTTCGAAGACACTAGCCACAGCAAAACTTAAGGAATTAGAAACTATGGGGATCAAACCAAATCATACATCAAGAAAAGTTAAAAGATACTCATTGCGAGAGTATATTGAGTTTTTAGGACAAAAAGAATCAGCAGATAAATTTGGATGTTCGGAAGCAGCGGTCAAGTCTTGGAGATATGGCTATAGAAATCCGACTGTCAATCAAGCAAAAAAAATTATTAGAGCCACTGACGGGAGACTAGATTACGAGTCCATATATGGGCCAATATCTGAAATCATAGAAACAGAAGCTTAGTGTGTTTCAACTTAATATTACTGAGGACGACACATCCTTAGAGCAAGCACTCGCTTACTATGACGAAGGTTATAACGTTGTTCCTTTACAAAGATCTAACAAAAAGCCTCCACCTTTTTTAAAAGGTTGGGAGCAGTATAAACAGCGAAGACCAGCCAGAGAGCTTGTACAATCATGGTTTGAGGGTAAGGATAATTTAGTTGTTGCCTTAGTTTGTGGTAAGTTTGTTGTTGTTGATGCTGATTCCCCAGAAGCAATGAACTGGGTTGAAAACAATTTACCACCTTGTCCCTTCAAAGTAGTTACTGGAAAGGGTATGCACTACTACTACAATAACCCACAAAACTATACAACCTTTGCCACAAGAAGAACTCCAGAAACACCAATTGAAAGATTGATTGATATTAGAGGTGTAGGTGGACTAATCATCGCACCATGGAATAGACACGCTAACGGACAAATATATAAACCCATTACGTTCCCAGATTGGAAAATACATGATCATAATGATCTACCAGACTTTACTGAAGTTGAATTTGCAAAAATAACTGGCGTTCCAAAAACAGAAACAACCGTGCAAACAGCACCCTTTTTATTAGATGGTGTATTGGAGGGATCAAGGAATGACGAGGCCGCAAGAATATCAGGGTATCTTATATCTAAAAATGTAAACATTGAATTTGTAAAAATCTTTCTGCAAAACTGGAATAAGAACAATAATCCACCATTGCCACAAGAAGAGATTGAAACTGTGGTTACAAGTGTTAAAAGCACTCATGATAGAAAAAATCAGATTGCACCTTTGTTTGTACAAGCAAGCGAAAGCATACATAAACCAAAAGATTTGTTTAATCCACCTGGTTTACTCAAAGAGATGTTTAAGTTTTGTGAGGAGATAGCACAAGTGCCACAGCCAGAGCTGTCTTTAGTGGGTGCCTTAGCATTAGCAAGTGTAACCTGTGGACGTATCTATAGAACAAACATGAACAACTTTTCATCCATGTATTTCATGGGTATTGCAAAGTCTGGACAAGGTAAAGAAAACATTAAGACATTTGTAGAGGCGGTGTTAAATGCTAGTGATCATGAAAAGCTTGTTGTAGGAGATGGTTACACATCATCTGGTGCAGTGCACTCAGTATTGAAGATGCGACCTACACAAATAACCATCATGGATGAGTTTGGTAAAAGACTGGAAGCTATAGGTGCATCACAAAACACCAATAGAGAAGATGGTATACAAACATTAATGGAAGCATGGGGTAGGTGCCACGGTACATTGCGGCCAGATAACTATTCATTGATGAATGTGCAAGAACAATATAAAGAAATGATGATGAGCCGTGTTACACATAAACCTGCTATTACATTAGTTGGCTTGTCAGTGCCAAAAAACTTTTATAAAGCATTAAATAGTGGTCGTATAGCTGACGGGTTTCTCAATCGTTTTGTTGTTGTTGAATCAAAAGAACCAAGACGAGTAGGTGAGTTACGCAGATTTAAAGAGCCACCTATATCAATTGTCAACTGGGTAAACTATATCCGCAGACAAAGAGGTAACATGAGTGATGTGGCACGAGATAATGCAGAGATAGATCTTGACCAGATAGTGTTAAGGTTTGATAGAGAGTCAGAAGAGATACTGCAAGATTTTGCCCGTGAGATCGTAAAACGCCAAGATATATTAGAAAAAGATAACTTAGAGCCTCTTCTAAGCCGTTCTAAGGAGAAAGCCATGCGTTTAGCCTTGTTATGTACACTTGCTTCTAACGCTGACGCACAGACGATTACAGGCGATATTACATCATGGGCTGTAGATTTCATTAGATACTATGATCTGTTGTTTATAGAGGCTTGTAGAGATAAGGTTGCTAGTAGTGTAATGGAAGCCAAAATTAAACAGGTGCTATCGTTTATCAGATCTAGAAACGGTGAGGGTATATCTAAGCGTGAAGTAGATAGGCACGAACTATTTAGAAGTATGAAGTCGTATGAAGTTAAAGAGATTATTGAAAGACTTAAAAATGCAGGTGAAATACAAGAGGTTGAAATTAAGATAGGTGGTAAAGGAAGGCCTGCCAAAAGATTTGTAGCTGTTGATCCAAACTTTTTTGAAGAGTGAAACTTCAAGTAATACCGATATCTATTAAAGACGCAAATCTATTTGTTGTTAATTTTCACAGACACAACAAACCTGTTAGGGGTGCGAAGTTTGCTATTGGTGTTTCATATGATGATCAGCTTGTAGGTGTTGGTATTTTAGGTAGACCTGTGGCAAGGAACCTTGACGATGGATTTACAGCAGAAGTGGTAAGATCTTGCGTGCATCCAGACGCACCAAAAAATACAAACTCTTTTATATATGGCAGACTTTGGAGAATCTGGCAACAGATGGGTGGTAAAAGAATACTTACCTATACCCTTAAATCAGAAAGTGGTGCTAGCTTACGAGGTGCTGGATACAAAGTTACAGGAGAGACAGGTGGTTGGAAAGAAGGCACAGGCTGGACTACAAGACCAGGCAGACACTGGCAACCTGTTACAGGACAATTGAAACTACGTTGGGAAAAAGATTAACCTAGT